TCCGCAGAGTTTTGCTGATAAGATAGCTTCACATAGGCACCATTTCTTAGATATTATAACGACTACGCAAGATTTTGGTCATATTGATGTGAGAGTCCGCAGCAATGTCCATGAGCTTTATAATTGTAAATCTATCTTCCGCTGGCCTAAGAATGAGCGCTATAAGCCGCTTCTTCAAATGATCGTGGTAGTTAAGAAACAGCGCTCATTTGACGATCAAGTCGGGATAAAATGGAATAAAGTATCAGTTAGGCGCTATTTCATTTCTCGCTTCTTCACTAAAAAACTTTACGATACATACGCTAATATAGATTTAAGTCATTATATATGCCGGATAAAAAGGGACAAAAAAAAATGGGTCATAAACCTACAGTCAAGGAAGCTATCGGCTCAAAAATAAAAGAGTTTAAAACGGCTGTATTTGGTCATAAGGAGAACATAAAAGAGATTAGCGATATTATCCCCCCGGTCGCCCCGGATAGCGCCACAGAAGCGCCTATGCCGCTTATAGACGAAGAAAAGGTTGAAGTCCTAATAAAAGAATCAGTTATGATTAATCCCCGGGATTTTTCCGCATTTAAGCACGCATTAGAGGAGTTCGTAGCAAATTGGGATAAATAGGTGTCATTGGGTGTCATTAAGTATCAAAAAGGCAATTTAAATATATTTCTTGAAAATCACACTTAACATTGGCCGCCCGGACTTGGGAATCAATGGCTTGATAGACCTTAAATGGCCTAGCTGCGGATCTCCCTAGTTATGGGATAAAACTCAATATTAAAACAAGCGCAAACTTAAACCTGCGCTTGTTTTTGTGTCTAAAAAATATTTTCTAGTGTTTCAATTTCATTTTAACCACTATATATAGTATCTTGACGGTGGCTCTCGGGGGGGGTAAGCTAAAGCTAGGTTATAGAGATTTTCTTCTCTTGACAAAAACTCAATAATGTGTCCATCTACGATGGCACTATAAAAAATATGAAAGAGATTTTGATTGAAACAAACATGGGACATATGAATCAATCTCTGATTGATTTTCTTGTTTTACATTTTGGCATGAGCGCTCGGGTTTCCCTGTTTATTAAATGATTTAATTTTTGCGAGCGTAGCGAGTGCGCCGCAGGCAATAATAAAAATACCCTTTAAAATAAATAATTTTCAAGTTTTACTAAAACAAAAGGATCGGCCAAATAAATGACCGATCCTAAAAGTCGCGCTTATAAGCCGAACTGGCTTAATATAATCATAACATAATTATAAAAATATGGCGAGATATAAAAAAAATAAAAATTACCTCATGAAAGCCGGTAGATTATATCACATTTCTTCTAGGGGCATTTTTGAGATTAAAACTAAAAAAAAGGTTTTACATTTTATTTAAAAATTGTTATAATCTAAGCGGCGCTACCGCGACATCAGAGCGCCGCTTCAAAACATATGGACCCTATCGATTACATAATTTATATAGCGACTTCTACAAATCAAACTAGCGGAGATATTACTGTGGTTGAAGCGCAATATTTTGTTCCGTTTTTTGACTTTCTCATGCTAGCGATTGTCTTTTTTTTCACAATTGCCTTTCTAACATTTTTTAAAGATTTAATGTTTCCTAGAAAGTTTGTAGCGATAAAATATAAACTTATAAAATAATATGGAATTAGAGCAATCTTTATTTCTGCTAGGTGGTTTCCCTATTTTCTGTCTACTGCTGTTAATGGCTGGGCTGCTTATAGCTAGCATGTCCCCGGATTCTGATTAATTTAAAAAAGGTCGGCGCGCTTATCTTATTTAATTAAATAATTTTGTTATGCCAGCAGCTTCAACAACTTTATTGACTCTCGGCGGTGTCATGATCACGACTTTCGTGGACCTGATCACCATCGTGATCACCAACTTTTGGCCTTACATCTTAGGTATCAGCGCGCTCGTCGGGCTGTATTTCTTCTTAAGACGCCATGCCGGCTTAGGCACGAAGTAAACTTATTTTCGGCCCCCTTTTTCTTGAAGTAGAAAGGGGGCCGAAAAAGCATTTATGAAAAAAATATGTTTACAATTATTTGCGGTATTATCATGTTTCATATTGGGCGTTATTTTGGTTGGAAAGAATACGAACGCGGCGATATCGTTCGATCCTACAAGTCCGCAGGATACTGGCGCCGTTATTTCGGTATCTTGCGACACCGGGGATTATATTTCTCAATTTTCCGCTTTAGATGGTTCCGCTATTTATTTGAGTCAGCCATGTCCTTTTATCAATATGTTTTCCGGCGCGCCCGGCGATAGTTATATTATAACGGAGTGCGATAGTTCGGTTGCCGGTTCAACATGCGATACAGCATTACAGCCATTATCAGTAGCCGAAGCAGATCCGGGCTTTATTTCTGAAGCTCAATTCGATTTTAATGCCGCGGCCGCTGTAGCGCCCGGCGAACTCCCTTATATTTCACAATTTACTTATGATTTATTGTTTGGGACTTTTAATATTGTGCTCATTTTATCGTTTATGTTTCTCTTTGCTAAATGGGCGGTGTCGGTTTTAAAAGACTTTTTTAGTTAAAAATATGATTATGATTATCGCGCTTTTAATAATAATAGTGATTTTGCTAGGCTATGAGAATTGGCAGCTTTACGAAACTTTCACTAAGCCGCGCCTAGAGCATAATAAAATGGAGATGGAGAAGATTTATAAAATGTATGAAGATATAACTAACGAAAAAGGGGGTAAAACCGGGCCGCGATCAAACGCTTTAAAACATGCCCGTCCCCTTTAATTTTTTATGAAAATATGCGGTCTAAAATTAAAGATTTTATATACATGCTTGCCATTCTTGCTTTTGGTTTTTTTATTGGTAGGGCATGGCGCTAAAGCGGCGATCACAGAAGATAATCTTAATTTTTCTTATAGAAAAAGCGCCGATGACGGCGCCGGAAACTTTACTTTATCAAATACCATAAGCACAGAATGCGCTAATCCTTTAATTATCGCAACAGTAATGGAATATCAGGGGCCATATAATTTTGATAATATTACTTATGACGGAGTGGCTATGACCGCCGATAGCTTAGGAGAAAGAAATTATATAAGCGGTAGTGGTAGTATAACTTATCAAAACTTTTATTTGGTTAAACCGGCTTTAGGAACAAAAACCTTTCATGCTCATTGGTCAAGAGGGGCAGGATCAGATCCAATGACTATTTATTTAAGAAGTTATTGTGGAGTTAACCAAACCACTCCTTTTGATTCGGCTATTTATAAATCACAAACTTGGTCAACGAGTGTCTTATCTTCTGGGTATTTTGCTATCACGAATGATAATAGCGCAGTAATTGCTCAAGCCTTAGTATATTGGCAAACCAATACTCCGACTGGTTGGACATACACAGCCGGTTATACCGCTACCAATACGACCGAGTTTTATAATTGTGGTCTGGGCGGTTGTAGAGGGAGTTCATTTTCTAATTTATCAGTATCGGCAAAAACGATAGGAGAAAATTATTATGTTTCCTATAATCATACCAACAATAGCTATAAGGCCTTAGATGTTTGGGTTTTAAATGAAGCACCGGATCCTACGAAAGTTAGATATTTAGGTTTAGGAACTGAAACCGCCGATCAGTCTAATAATTTAAATATTCCTTATTTCGTAGATTTCTGTCATGATCCGGATTTTTCTTCAATTGATTACATCAATTTATATGCTTGGTTTGATTATGGGGAAGGAGTAGCAGGCACAGATCAAACTATTTATGATAAATCTTTAAATTATTGGCAAGATTGTTTGACTTCGGGAAATTATCAAACATTATTAACTGAACAATTAGGTCTTACAGGAACGGCCCAAATGGCTATTGATATTTATTATTCAGACGGAACAACTAGAACTGTTTATCAAGCTTTCCCGTCGACATTTGATTATGCCGCTTATTCAAATCCTGTTAATTATATCAGAGGTTCTGCGTGGGGATTTGATTCTTCTTTAACTCAATTAGTAGATACAACTCAAGGAACATCGACAGAGGTTCAAGCGCTCTATGATCTTACAGGATTAAGCGATTGGGCTTCTTCTTCTATTTGCGTTTATAATGTTCAAGCCGGAGTTGATACCGATTATTGTTTCACGCCTACGACAGCATCGGGATTTGGCAGCGTTTATCTTCCTTATTCTCCCTCTAATAATTTTGATTTTTATTTTAAATGGCATGTTAATTTACCAAGCAACACTGATCTATGGGATAATAATATCTTTCATGTGATCTGGCAGGTATTTGGAGATGTCAGCCCGGGAGAATCATATCTTAAATGTATTCCACCTGTTTTTAATACAACTGGACCATGCGCTACATCTTCACCGTCTTTTTATGAAATGGAGTTTTGGGTATGTGGTATAAAGAAAGCCGGCATAGGATTAGGCAATACTTTATTTAGTCCAAGCTGTGGGTCGTTTACTGCGATTAGCGATAATTATTCTCAATTTAAAAACTCTTTGCCTTTTTCTTTATTTTTTACATTCGTTGATTCTATCGATACTGCCATTGATACCGCTTCAACTACGCCCGAGCAGACTTTAGGCGTGCCTTTTATTAGAAAAACATCAACTAGCACAGAATATTATATTCAGCCGGTTGTTTCTTCAAGCACTTATAAAACGCTGATAGGAACAACAATGTATAATACAATTAGGACACTAGAAGCCGGCGTTTATTATGTGGCGGCATTGGTAGGCCTATATTTCTTGTTATGGCGAAAAAAATAATATGATAACGACTATATTGTTTTACATTTTATCTTTTCTTCTTCTCACATTTTCGGGTCTTTCAAACTTGATATTTTTCGGATTCACTTTGCCATCTTCAATAGGCACCACCTTATCGACTTTTTTTGTTGCCCTTTATAAATTAGATATTTGGCTTAATATCGGACCGATGTTATTAGCGGTTAAATGGTTTTTGAGTTTTATTGTTTTATGGTATTCATTTAAGCTGCTTGCTTCTATCTTTAATTATTTTAGGGGCGCAGGTAAAATAGACGAATAATTTTATGGGAAAAGGACATCATAGAGGAAAAAAACAAAAAACGGAAGCAGAAAATAAAGCTCAATTTTTTAAAACAGTTAAAAAAACTGGTAAATGGAGAGGAAAAAAAATATGAAAAGAAAAAATAAAAAAAAGAAAAAATTAACTCGATTACATGATAAGTTTGGCAATTATTATTATTTTTTTATATAAAATGATAACTGTAATTACGGGCCTAACAGGATCCGGCAAAACTTGGTTAATGTCTAGGTTAGCTTTAAAAAGAAGAAAAAAAGACGGCGATATTATTTATCCAAACCTTTCTTTTAATTTTCCGAATAACAATGAGGGCGTTATCCGTTGGCACCATTTAAGCGAAACTTTTAATTTTAAAAATGGGGTTATTTGTATAGACGAGGGCCAAAAACTCTTTGACGCTCGGGCATGGGCCTTTCTTCCGCAGAGTTTTGCTGATAAGATAGCTTCACATAGGCACCATTTCTTAGATATTATAACGACTACGCAAGATTTTGGTCATATTGATGTGAGAGTCCGCAGCAATGTCCATGAGCTTTAT